TTTCTAAATGATAAATTAAATCTATAATTATCAGAATCATAATCACTATCAGAATAAGTATAAGTTGTATCTCTATCTTCTCTTTCTATTCTTGCTTCAAACTCTCCACATCTAGCATTACCATCATTAAGATATTCGTTTCTAGGATATGCTGGCTCCATAAACCAAGCCATAAAACACAGTAAGGCTATAAGTATTGCTGTAAATTTGTAATTCATCCTGGCAACCTCCATAGTTCATCCTAATAATTTATTTCTCTGTTTAAATCTTTAATGTCGTATTCCATCTGTCTAACTTTATCAGCTAGAACTTCATATAAGTTTTCAGCCATCTCCCACGTGCCTTCAGCTCTTTCTAGTTTTGCAATAACTGTATTCACATTGTCAGTTAATACTTTCATGTCTCTACGAATATTTTCTACATCCATAGTTTTTAATTCTTGTATCTCTGCTTTGTTTCCGTTGATAGTATCTGTAAGATTAACAACATACTTAACGCCAGTAAAAGTTCCGACCAGGATCGATGCCACGACCGGAACTAATACAAAATTTTTTTTTAATAATGCTGCTAAATCCATTAATCTTTTATTCCAAAAATTAAACTTTTAATTTTATCCCAAATCTTACAGCAAATGTTTTTACATTTTTTAATCATTTTTTTTCTCCTCTATTTCGTAAAAGAAATTGTCAGTGTCTTCTGTTCGCCACTGTTGTGTATCTTCTACGTTCCAATAAT